TCACGATTTGCACTGTGGTGCCGGCCTTCGGGTGCTTGCCCTTGTTGCTTCTCAAGTACACGGCCACTGACTGCAGCAGTTCGCTGCGCGAAAGCGACCGGTATGCCAAAACGCGATACACAACTTTGCGGTTGGGATCGTTTAAGACGTTGAGCACCTTCGGTGGCTCTGGCTGGGGAAATGGCATGCCTCGCTCCTTTGCCCATCATTCTCGCGCCAGCGCACTTGCGCCCTCGGATAGGCGCGTGAAGCCAGCTCGGAAAGGCCTCAATGAAGCATAGCGCCGCATCTCTTCCGCGCATCACAGCAGCCACCCGCTCGCAGGCCGTAGCACGTCTACGGCGGGCGAAAGCACGCGCTCGCACAGTTGCTCCATCGCGGCGCGTTGACGCAGCGCCTGCAGCCCTTGGGCGCCTGCGCTCGCCGTCATTGCCTCCATCCATGCCGCGACGTTCTCGCGGTTCAAGTCTGGTTCGACCTCCAGCAGTTGCACAAGCTGCTGCAGGAATCGCTCGATGGCGTCGATGCGCTCCACCAGCGTCGGAGCAGGACTCGCAATCGCGAGGCTTTGGCTGTTTTTCTCTGAGGTCTGCATGAGAGCGACTATCTCAATCGATGAAGCGCACGGCTATGGCGCTGATGAGCCGGTGCCCGACAAGGTGCGCGGACACGATGCCGCAGTCGCGGCCTACGACACGGCGCACGGCTACGAAGGCGGCATTGCCTCACTTGCCAAGCGCATGGGCCAGAACCCCAATACGTTGACCCACAAGGTCAATCTGCAGAACACCACGCATCACCTCACGCTGCGCGATGCCATCGAGCTGCAGTGGCAAAGCCGTGATTTCCGCATCCTCCATGCGATGGCCGACGAGCTGGATCATGTGTGCATCCGCTCGACGCCGGCCCACTCGGAGGGAGACCCGCTCGACACCCTGATGCGCTTGCAAATGGACTTTGCCGACTACGTGCAGGCGCTGGGCGAGGCGTTGACCCGCCGACAGGGCGGTGTCTCCCGCAATCAGATGCGCAAGGCCGAACACCACGCGGCCGAGACCGTCGCGAGCGTGGGGCATGCGCTGGCGATGCTGCGCGGCCTGATGCGGGAGGAACCGAAAGCATGAGCGCTGCGGTTCCACCTGGCGGGAGAGGGCGCGCGTCTCCATGAGCATCAAGGTTATGTCAATGGTCTTCGACCGCTACCCATCAGGCGGCATGGAGCGGTTGCTTGCGCTCGCGATGGCCGACCATGCAAGCGACGACGGGCGGCGCATCTGGCCGTCCGTGGACGAACTGGCGCGCAAGACCATGCAGAGCCGCAGCAGCGTGCAGCGGCAGATTCGACGGATGGTCGCGACAGGATGGCTGATTCAGGTCAAGACGGCGACCGGCCGGCCGGGCGTCACCAACGAATACCGCATCTGTCCCGAGTGGATCGAGGGCGGCGAAGTGCCCTCGCCGGAGACGGGTGTCAATTTGACACCCCTTGTCGATGAGCCTCCAGCCGAAGTTATCCACACGGGTGTCAATCTGACACCCGTCGAAAAGCCCGAGAGGGGTGTCACCGCAGCCGAGAGGGGTGTCACCAGAGGCGAGAGGGGTGTCACAGCTATGACACCCGAATCTTCAGAACCATCAATGAACCTTACCCCCCTACCCCCCGGCGGGGGGGCGACCGGCTTCGATGCGCTTTTCTCGATCTACCCGAACCACGACAACCGCCGGAAGGCCGAACGCCGATACCTCCGTCTGTTGCCGAACGCCGCGCTGCAGCACACCATGCGCTCGGCCATCGAGGCCCAAAGGCTTAGCAAGAGGTGGACGAAGGATGGCGGTGAGTTCGTGCCCGAGTTCGCCACCTGGCTGCGCAACGAGCGTTGGCGGGATGAGCCTCGCGCCGTAGCGCCTGCTGCAGGGCCGTGGCATCAGACCCGGCAAGGCATCGATGCGAAGGCGCGTGAGCTGGGCATCGCGGCATGGGACGAAGCGGCCTTCAACCTCGGGCGCGGCCCGAGCTATCCGGCCTTCACCGAGCGGGTGCGCCGCGCAGCGGCAGCAGCAGGGGAGGCGGTATGCGCGTGACGGTGGGTTTCAATGGCAGCGGTCTTGCCAGCGTGCAGCAGCAGCTCGCGAAGCTGTCCGGCCAGCAGGCGAAGCAAGCCTATGCCGAAGGGCTGAGCGATGGTGGCTTTCGCACGCGGCGGGAGTGGCAGCGCGAAATGCGTGAGCAGTTCGACCGCCCCACGCCGTACATCCTCAAGAGCGTGTACGTGCGCAAGGCCACGCCCGAGCGGCTGAGCGTGGACATTGAGCCGACCTACTTCGGTGGCAAAGGCGTGGACCCGCAGAAGATTTTGCAGGCGCAAGAGTTTGGCGGTGCGCGCAGGGACAAGCGCAGCGAGGCGGCGATGCGGCGCGTGGGCATCCTGCCCGCCGGCTACCAGACGGCCATTCCTTCGACGCCGTTCCCGGGCAGCGACGACGGTCGCGGCAATGTGCGGGGTGGCTTCCTTGTGCGTCTGCTGTCCTACTTCCAAGCGATGGGAGAGCAGGGCTACAAGGCCAATATGACGGACAAGCGCAAGGCCCGTTTGCACAAAGGAACGAAGGACCGCGAGGGCGTGCGCTTCTTCGTGTCGTACGGGCGCTTGCGCAGTGGCCCGACACAGCACCTCGCACCTGGCATATGGGCGGCCACTGGCACACAGGGCGGCGTCGTGCGGCCTGTGCTCATGTTCGTGCGCGATGGCCGCTACGACGCGCGCATCAGCAGCGAGCGCGTGGCCGAGCGTGCAGACCTGCAGGCGTACGTCGAGCGACGCATTCGCTACCGCATCAGAAAGGCGGTGGGCGAATGACGGCGCATGCATCACAGGCCGAGGGCGACCGCTGCCTGATACCGCACAAGGAGCCCGAGGGCAGGTCCTCGCGTCCCGCGTCCCTCACCGGTGCGCCGGCCGCGAGTGCCGCGGGTCCTTCCGCAGACCTGTGCCGTACGGGTAATTCGAACCCCGATGTTGAACTGTTCGGCGGTGTTGCTAAGGGGGTTAAGTGAAGGCTGTTGAAGTGATGAGGCAGGCAATTTCGCAGGCCGAGTTTGGTGCATGGGTCGGCATCAGCGAGGCGCGCGTCAGTCAACTCATGGCCGAGGGCGTGCTGACGCGCGGCGAGTCCGGCCACGAATGGCTCATGGCGTACTGCGAGCGCATGCGCGACATCGCCGCCGGCCGCGCTTCGTCGGAGACCGGCGGTCTCGACCTCGTGCAAGAGCGCGCAGCGCTCGCGCGCGAGCAGCGCATGGGAATCGCGATCAAGAACGCCGTCGCTCGCGGCGAGTACGCGCCCATCACGCTCCTGGCCGAAGTGCTGGCGACAGCGAGCCAGTCCGTGTCAGAGCGCTTCGAGCAACTGCCCGGCCTGCTGCGCAAGGTGTGCCCGGAACTGCCGGACACCGCGCGCGACAAGCTGATGTCCGCCATTGCCGACGCGCGCAATCAATGGGTGCGCGGGACGGCTCGGCTCGTGTCGGAAGCAGTCTCGCCGCCCGAGGACGATGAGCCGGAAGAGGGCGACGAACCATGAGCCTGGCGCCCAGCGAAACGCAGCGCGCCGTCATCGCTGCAATCCTCACCGGCCTCGGGCCGTTGAAGATGGAGCGGCCCCAGCCGTTGAGCACCTGGGCCGAGGACAATTTCTACCTCTCGCCCGAAGCCAGTCACACGCAGGGTGACTGGAAGGCCTACCCCTTCCAGCGCGGCTGGATGGATGCCTTCAGTAATGACGACATCGAAGAGGTGACGGTGCGCAAGGCCAAGCGCGTCGGCTACACGAAGACACTGCTCGCCTTCATCGCCTACAACTCGGCGCATCGCCGGCGGAAGCAAGCCTTGTGGATGCCGACCGACGATGACCGCGACAGCTTCGTGAAGTCCGAAATCGAGCCCATGCTGCGCGACGTGGACGCGTTGAAGTCTGTGATGGTCCCGGGCAAGGAAGACACGATGAAGCTCAAGAGCTTCTTCGGCTCGGTCCTGCATCTGCTCGGCGGCAAGGCGGCGCGCGCCTATCGCCGTATCACCGTGGCCGTGTCGATCCTCGATGAGGCTTCGGCCTTCGATCAGAAGATCGAGAAGTCGTCCGACCCGATCACGCTCGCGCGTGGTCGCCTCGAAGGCGCGCCGTTCCCGAAGCTGGTCGCCGGCAGCACCGTGCGTATCAAGGACTTCGACCACATCGAGACACGCGAGAAGAACGCCAATGCGCGCATGCGCTACAACGTGGTTTGCCCGCACTGCGATGCCGAGCACCCGCTCATCTGGGGCAGCAAGAAGGTGCGCCATGGTTTCAAGTGGGATGGCCACGACTTCAACACGGTGCGGCACGTCTGTCCGCACTGTCATGAGTCGATCACGCAGGCCGACTATCTGCGCATCTGGGATGACCGCGCGATGTGGGTCAGCGAGTGCGGCCGGTATCGCTACGACCACCGTCTGCACGTTTGGACCGACGCGCAGGGCGTTGTCATCCGCGCGCCGCGGCATGTGGCCTTCGTTGAAATGTGGAGCGCGTACAGCCCGCAGCGCGACTGGTCGGACATCGTGCGCGAGTTCCTGGAAGCGACCGTCAAGGCGAAGGCCGGCGACACCGCGCCGCTCGAAGGCTTCGTCAACGAGACGCTTGCCCAGTATTGGGAAGCCGTCGTAGAGCGTGCCGATGAGCACGCGCTCTCGCGCCGGGCAGAGGCCTACCGCCGCTTCACGGTGCCCTATGGTGGCCTCGTGCTGGTCACCGGCGTGGACGTGCAAGACAACCGCTTCGAATTGGTGACGTGGGCCATTGGCCGCGGGGAGGAAATGTGGTGCATTGACTACAGCGTCATCTACGCCAACCCCGCCGACGAACGGGATTGGTCGCACCTCGACGCCTATCGCAAGACGGTCTTCCAGCATGCGAGTGGGCAGGCCATGAAGATCGAGGCCATGGCCGTGGACACCGGCGGTCACTTCACGCACCAGGCCTACAACTACTGCCGTCAGCGCGAGAGCGAACGGGTCTTCGCGGTGCGCGGCGACCCGCAGCCGAGCAAGATGGTGAAGAGCAAGGCCACCGTGCAGGACGTGAACTGGGGCGGCAAGATCATCAAGCGCGGTGTGCGACTCTGGTACGTCGGCACCGACACGGCGAAAGACTTGCTGTACGGGCGCTTGTGCGTCGAGAACAAGGGCGCCGGCTTCGTCCATTTCACCAAGGACTTGCCGCCCGAGTTCTATACGCAGCTCACCTCAGAGGCGCGTGTGCCGCAGCGCATAGCAGGGGGCGAGGCGTTCAAGTGGATGAAGTCGCCGGGCAAGCGCAATGAAGCGTTGGACTGCACCGTCTACGCGATCTTCTGCACGCACATGCTCGGCTTGCACCTCTACACCGGGAAGATGTGGGAGCGGCTTGAGTCCACCGTGCAGCCGCCCAATGGCGACCTTTTCACCGTAAGCCAGCAGGAGCCCGCTTCGGATGTTTCACGCGAAACGCAACTGTCTAAGTTGCCCTCGGAAGCGGCGGTGGCATGGAAAAGCGCGGCACCTCTGAATTCTCAAACCCCGCTTCCCGTTCCTTCAACATTAGTGGCGACACCTGTCTTGCCCGCAAAGCTGGCTCCTCCCCGCCAAGCCGCTCAACGTCCTTCTCGACAACGTTTTCCCGTCAGATCATGGTGACTATCACGAATCAGAAAGACATTGTTCTCGATATCCTCCGGCGCGTACAGGACGCGCTCGCCGAGGCGAAAGGAGGGCTGACGCCGGAACTTGTGAAAGGCGTAGAAGCTGGCATCCGAGCGGATTGGGGCGGTGACAGAGTGTTTATTGCGAAGCGTCGCGACGAAGAGCATTGCAATCGCAATAGTCGGATCTTCCGAGACTACTTGGCTGGCGAACGCGTGAAGCTGCTTTCGCGACGTTATGAATTATCGGAACGGCAAGTGTTGCGCATTATCAAGGCGCCAGTCGTTGAGCCTCCCGGTACGATGACTACTATCGACGAGGTGAAAGCAATGTCTGACTGACACCGAAACCAAAATCACGCAGCTTTTCGAATGGATGTTATGAAGAAAATTCAGATATACGTTGAAGGCCCAACGGATAAAGTAGTTGTGCGAAATCTGCTGCAGGCAGCCGATTTGAATATCAATTTAGAAATTACTGTCTGCGGAGGCAAACAAGGGGTAGCGAGCACGGTTTCTAAATTGCAAAACAGCAATGAAATTGAGCACATTGCACTCATTGATGCGGATGAGCTAAGCGTGGCTGATTCGCAGGCGGCGGCTGCCGAGCAACTGGGGTTTCCTGAAATAAAAGTGTTTTGTGCTGTTCCTACAATAGAAGCTTGGCTTTTTGCAGATGATCAAATTCTAAGTTCGCACGCTCGAAGCCGTCACACTCTTCGGTTAGTCCAGAGGCTACCGTTGCCGGAAATGATTCCGTACCCCAAGTTGTTGGCAAGCAATTTCTTCGAAAAAGGAAAACCCGCTTCTGTCTATGAGTTCATGCGCCAAATTGATATTGATAGGGCCATAGCGCGGTGTCCTTCAATGAAAGCTTTTATTCGGGGCATCGCCGAGGCTGCAGGCAAGGAATTTGACTATGAGGAGAGATCTCTAAACAGCTCGATCGGCCGTGACGCTATTTCTACTTTGCTGAACGAACTGCCTCGAGAGCAAATCGCGTGGAGAACGCTTGAGGGTGGCGCACTTAACGCAGGTCAACTTGCAAGGGCCGTTGCTGAAGGCACACCGATGGGACGCCAATATTCGACTGAGTTGTTAAGGGTCGCACGAGATTTGATTGCAAGGAGGGCTCGGAAATGAGCATCCTATTTGCCATCAATCATGACGAGCCCACAAAAGCAAACTTTTTGATGGCCCAGCGGATTGCTAATCAACAAGATACAACGTTGTTTGGCCCACAGGCAACCCGAAACGCGCTGCTATCTGCCATCAAAAGCAGTAACTCAAAAGAATTATTTCTTATGAGTCATGGATCTAAGGATGGTCCATTGGATGAGAACAAAAAAGAGTTCATCACAAGATCAGATGCTGGGGCTCTGGCCGGGGCGAAGGTCTTTGCATGGGCTTGTCGGACAGGAATTAGAATCGGTCACGAGATGGCCGCGCAGGGCATTATTTGGTGGGGCTATGACGCTGCGGTTACTGCGCCAGATGAAAGGGAAAGATACGCCGGCGTTATAGCAAACGTATTTATGCTCGCCAAGAATAACTTCCACCAATGTTCGACGCGCCGCTCTGTTGAGGTGCTCTTAAGCAAAATTCGCGAGGAATGCGAAAGTGCCTTGAAGGAACTTGACCGGTTAATTGAAGAGGATGACGATGAGACAGAGATATTAAGTATCTTGTCCACTTGTGCCCAATTTTGGCAGCGTCTCTCAGTGTGGATTGGGAATGATCAGAAGCCGCTGCGACATCCGCTAGCACCGCCGGCGTACATTGACATATAGATAAGGTGACACCACTCGCCTTGTCCGTGTCAGGGACTCGGTTCGATAGTCAGGTCAACACCGACGAAAGGTCCGACTGTGGCTATCGACACTTCAAACTCCGAACCCCTCTCCATCATTCCCGGCGACACCATCAAATGGTCGCGCCGGTTCGCTGAATATCCGGCTTCGGCCGGGTGGGCGCTGAGCTACGAACTGCTCAACGCGATGCATCGCTACGAGGTTTCTGCGGCTGCTGACGGCGATGCGTTCCGTGTCGTCGTGTCCGCTCAAGTCTCACAGACCTACCCCCCTGGTGCCTATGACTGGCGAGCGCGCGTCTCCAACGCCGATGAGGTCTACACCGTGGCAACTGGGCGGATCACCGTGGCGCCATCGTTCGGTGCGGCCGGTGACGTTCGCTCGCACGCGCGCCGAGCGCTCGATGCCATCGAGGCGGTGCTCGAGGGGCGGGCCACCAGCGCAACGGCCGAATACGAAATCAACGGCCGGCGCCTAAAGTACGTCCCGCTGAGCGAGCTTCACGCGATGCGCTCGAAGTATCAACGCGAGGTCGCAGCCGAAGAGGGCAAGAGCGGCCCTCGGGGTGTGTCTGGCCGCATCATGGTGAGGTTCGGCGCATGAAGGCTCCCGCATTCCTTCGCAACCTCTTACGCGGCAAGTCGCTCGCGAACAAGTCGCAGACCCGCCGCTTTCAGGCCGCGCGCATCGACCGCCTCTCGGCCGATTGGATCGCCACCTATTCGAGCATCAATGAAGAGCTGCGCGGTGACCTCGACCGGCTTCGCGCGCGTGGGCGGGAGCTGCGCAACAACAACGACTATGCGCGCAAGTTCTGCGGCATGGTCGAAACCAACATGGTCGGACCGGCCGGCTTCGTCATGCAGGCGCGCGTCGAGAACGCGCCGGGCAAGGCCGACAAGCTGGCGAACGATGCCATTGAAGCGGCGTTCGTGCGCTGGCAGTCGGTATGCGATGTCACGGGCCGTCAGTCGCTGCGCGACATGTGCGAAACGCTGGTCGGTGGCCTGCCGAGTGATGGCGAGTTTCTGGTGCGGCTGGTGCGCGGGCCAGACGCGCGCAACGAATTCAACTTCGCGCTGCAGCTCATCGACGTGGACCGGATCGATACCACGTACAACGGCGTAGAGCATTCGACCGGTAACACCGTCATCATGGGCGTGGAGGTGGACAACTATCGCCGGACGGTCGCGGTCCACATCTTCGAGGCGCATCCGAACGATGGTCCGCGTACGTCGCGGCAGCGTGTGCGCCTGGCGGCTGAGGACATCATCCACGGGTTCAAAGTCGAGCGCGCCGAACAGGTGCGCGGCATCCCGTGGATGGCGCCCGGAATGCTGAGCCTGCATCACCTGGGCGGCTTCATGCTGGCGGCTGTGCTGGCCGCCGAGCACGGTGCGAATCACTTCGGCTTCTTCACGCAGAACCAAGATGCAGCACCCGGCACATTGCCCATCGGTGAGCGCGACGACGACGGAGCGGCGATTACGACCAGTCAGCCCGGCGTCTACGACACGTTGCCGCCTGGCTACGACTTCAAGCCGCACGAGAGCAAGTATCCGAATGAGGTCTTCGGCCCGTTCGTGAAGACCGCGCTGCAGCGTGTGGCGAGCGGTTGGCGTGTGTCGTACCACGCCCTCGCGAACGACCTCGAAGGTGTCAACTTTTCCAGCATTCGTAGCGGCACGCTCGATGAGCGGGACCGGTGGTCATCGGATCAGCAATGGTTCATCGACATCCTGCTCAAGCGTGTGCGTGCCGAGTGGATGGTGATGTCCCTGCTGTCGAACGCGATCACCATGCCCAACGGCAGCCCCTTGCCCGCGGCGAAGGTTGCGAAGTTCGCGCCGCACGACTGGCTCGGCCGTCGCTGGGAGTGGGTGGACCCGCTCAAGGACATGAACGCGCGCATTGCCGGGGTGGGTGCGGGTCTCGTTGCGCCTCAAGACCTGAGCGCGCAGATGGGCCGCGACTTCTACGACACCATGCTGAAGATCAAGGAAGCGCAAGACCTGGCGAAGCAGCTCGGCATCGTGCTGCCGGCCTACGCGACGAAGGTTACGACACCCGTGCCGAAGGCTACATCGAGTGGTCGTCCTGGCAGTGTGGAAGAGGAAGACGAAGAGGAAGAAGTCGCCGCATAGTGACATCGCGCGCCTTATAAATGTCAGTGCCGCGAAGTTGCAATAGCGGCATGACTTCAAGTCTTCCTCAAGCTCTTCGCGAGCATCTGCCCACCGGGCAACTCAAGCGCGCCTTCGTCGTGGAGCGTGCTTCCATTGACGAAGAAGCGCGCACTGTGAAGCTCGCCTTCGCGAGCGAGACGCCCGTCAATCGCGGCTGGTTCACCGAGGTGTTGGACCTGAGCCGCAAGTCAATGCGCACCGACCGCCTCACCGCCGGCGCCAACCTCCTTTGCGACCACGACACACGAGATGTCGTCGCGGTTGTTGAGTCTGTGGAAATCGGTTCGGACAAGGTAGCCCGTGCCGTGGTGCGCTTCGGTCGAAGCGTGCGCGCAGAGGAAGTCTTTCGAGACGTCATCGACGGAATCCGCGTCAACGTCTCGGTGGGCTACATCATCCACGAAGCCATTCTTGAAGGCACGAAGGACGGGTCTGATACCTACCGCGTGACCGACTGGGAGCCCTTCGAACTGTCTCTGGTCAGCGTGCCAGCGGACGCGACTGTCGGTGTCGGCCGCAGTCTCCCCGCCGAGCTGCCGGCCGCTCCTTCCCTTCCTTCTCTTCCTCTCGTTACCCCATCTTCTACGGAGAACCGCGCCATGACGACGCCTGCAACCACGCCCGCCGCCAACCCGGCACCCACCATCGACACGCCCGCGCAGCGCAACCACGCCGCCGAAATCAGCAAGATCGCCGCCGCCATGCCTGGCGGCGCCGAGCTGGCAATGCGCTCGATTCAGGCCGGCCACACGGTCGAGCAATTTCAAGCCGAGGCCATCCGCACCCTGTCGAACAAGCCCGTGCCCACCGCCGACATCGGCCTGACCCCGAAGGAAACGCGCCGCTTCAGCATGGTGCGCGCCCTCAACGCGCTCGCGAACCCGGGCGATGTCGCTGCACGCAATGCAGCCGCTTTCGAATTCGAGTGCTCGAATGCCACGGCGACCAAGCTCGGCAAGACCTCGCGCGGCATCCTGATTCCCTTCGAAGTGCAGAAGCGCGACATGGTGGTCGGCACCGCCGCGGCCGGCGGCAACCTCGTGGGCACCGACCTGATGGCCGGCGACTTCATCACCATCCTGCGCGATGCGATGGTGCTCAATACCCTGGGCGCCCGTTTCCTGTCGGGGCTGGTGGGCAACATCGCGATTCCGAAGCAGACCGGCTCCGGTAGCGCCTACTGGGTGGCCGAAGGTCAAGCGCCCGACGAAAGCAGCGCGGCCATCGGGCAAGTGGCGATGTCGCCGAAGACGGTCGGCGCCTTTACCGACATCAGCCGCAAGCTGCTGCTGCAGTCGAGCATCGACGTGGAGAGCTTTGTCTCGTCCGACCTGGCGATGGTGCTCGGCCTGGCAATCCAGCGCGCGGCCATCGCCGGCGGCAGCGTGGCGAACGAGCCGAGCGGCATCCTCGCGAAGATCGCGGCGAGTGTCCTGGGCGGCGCCAACGGCGGCGCACCGGACTGGGATAGCGTGGTGGACCTCGAAACCGCGGTGTCGGTCGCCAATGCCGACGTGGGCACGCTGGCCTACCTCACCAACGCGAAGGTGCGCGGCAAGCTGAAGAAGACCTTTGTCGACGGTCCCGGCACGGGCGAGCGTGTGTGGCAGAAGGGCAGCGAGCCGTTGAACGGTTACCGCGCGGCTGTCACCAACGGCGTGCCGAGCAATCTCACGAAGGGCACCGGCACCAACCTGTCGGCGCTCATCTTCGGCAACTTCGCCGACCTCGTGATTGCCATGTGGGGCGGCCTCGACCTGATGGTCGATCCGTACACGCACAGCACCACGGGCACGGTGCGCGTCACCGCGCTGCAAGACGTGGATGTCGGTGTGCGCAACATCGAGAGCTTCGCCACCATGGAAGACGCGGCGACCGTCTAAGCCCATGTTCGCCGAAGACCTGTCCGCCTTCTTCAGCGACTTCGCGGTGAGGGCTTCGTTCACCGTCGAAGGCGTGCAGAAGACCGCGCGTGTCCTGTTCGACCGGCCCTATGCGGCGCCGTTCGGCATGCAGGCCGATGCGTCCGCGCCGGCCTGTCAAGGCGCGACGGCGGACCTGTCGGGCCTGCGCCGCGATGACGCGATCACCGTCGATGGCATTCGCTTCGACATCGATCGCGTGGAGCCGGACGGCACCGGCGTGACGAATCTCGTGCTTAGGGGGCGCTGATGCTTGCGCTTGAACCTGCCATCGTTGAACGCCTGCGCAGCGAGTTTCCCGAGACGTGGAACGTCAAGGGCATGTTCTCCGACACCGGCGAGCGTGAGCCCGACCTTCTGGGCTCTGTGCTGTTCATCGATGCCAACGTGCCGGTGAGCGAGGCGCCTGGCGCGCTCGTGCGTCCCTTCTGGGCCGTGACGTTCATGGCCCGACGTGGTGACCCCGGGGCCCTCGTGTTGCTCGATGACGCCTTTGCGCGTGCCGTTGAAGCGTTGCACGGATGGGCTCCGGGGCAGGTCGCCGGCCGGCGCTGGGAGCGTTTGCAACTGGTGAGCGTGAAGCCACCGCCGTATCCCGAAAACGGCCTTGTCGGCATCGAGCTTGTTTTCTCCACATCCGCCCGTTTCAACGGGCAACCCTGAAAGGATTTCTTGTGCCCATCGTGCATACCAAAACCGAACTGTCGGCCCCGCGTGGCCGCCTTCGCCTCGACATCTTCAACGCGCTCGAAGAGGTGACGGGCGAGGAAGAAATGGGCAACTGCCCGAGCTTCGTCCTCACCATCGATTCCGAGAAGGCCGAGGAGTTCTCGGCAGAGACCGCCGGCAGCGAGCTCATCGGCACGCTCACCGGCAAGGTGAAGCGAACCGCAAAGATCACCTGCAACAACATGAGCATGGCGACCTATCAGCGCTTCCTCGCTGCAACGAGCGAGGTCGTGGTGCAGTCTGCGGTCGCCGTGACCGGTGAACTGCGCACTGTCACGCCGGGCAAGATTTACCAGCTCGGCCAGACCGCGGCGAACCCCATCGGCGTGCGCAACGTCACGGCGGTGACCGTCAAAACCGAGGACGGCACCACGCCCTATGTCGCAGGCGAAGACTTCAATGTCGATCCCGAGACGGGCGCCGTGCAGATCATCGCCGGCGGCGGAATCACCGCTGGCGTCGTGCAGTTCGGATACACGCCCGTCGCAGGCTCGTACACCCGGCTGAAGACCGGCGGCAACACGTCGTTTCTTGCGGCCGTGCGTGTGGTCGCCGACAACGCCTCGGGCAGTAACAAGGACTGGTACATGCCCCGCGTGAGCATGACCCCTTCGGGCGACCTGCCCATCGTGTCGAACGAAGTCGAGTTCGTGAAAGTCGAGTTCGATGTCGATGTCTTGAAGTCTGCCAACGCGGAAGCGGTCTACGTGGGAGGCCGTCCGGTCGCCTGATGACCTTCTGCCTGGCCTTGCATCGCAGGGCCGGGCGGTGACGCTTGCGGCTTCGCGCACAGGCTGCATGCGCCTCCTTTTACCCCTTCCCCCGATTCCCCGTGGCAAAGCCGATTCAGATTCTCATCAATGCCAAGGACGATGCGTCCAAGGTGTTCGACCGCCTGCAGCAGCGCGTGATTGCGTTCGCTGCCCTTGTGGCGGGCTACTTCGGCATTCAGCTCTTTGCCGGCTGGGTCAAGGGCGGTGCCGACTTCGAGCAGGCCATGAGCCGCGTGCAGGCGGCCACCGGCGCCAGCGCGGCAGAGATGCGCTCGCTGCGCAAGGCGGCGCAGGATGCCGCTGCGGATGTGCGCTACGGGTTCACCGAGCTGCAGGCGGCCGGCGCGCTGGAGAACCTGGCGAAGGCCGGTCTCAACGTGAGCGACGCCATCGCCACGCTGCCGGCCGCGATGCAGCTCGCCCGCGCCGGCGACGTGGAGCTTGCGACCTCGGCGGAATACCTCACGAAGATCGTCAATGGCCTGGGCTTGGCGTTCACGGATTCGGGCCGTGTGGCTGACGTGCTCGCCAAGGGTGCCAACGCCACGAACACCAGCGTGTCGGGTCTGGCGCAGGCGTTGAGCT